ACCATCAAAACTACCGACAGATTGAAAACTTGCGACACATGCGGCTTTACGGAAACATGGAATGGACCGGTCTATCATTTCACAACTTTTTTCGCTCAGAGCCTAGCTACAATTTACAAAATCGCGTAACCATGAACATCGTACAATCGATGGTAGACACTGCAGTAAGCAAAATTACAAAAGCTAAACCTCGCCCGTATTTTTTAACGGACGGTGGCGATTGGACTATGAAGCGCAAAGGTAAAAAGCTTACCAAGTTTGTTGACGGAGCTTTGTATAACACAGATTTTTACGCCAAAGCAGCGCAAGCGTTTAAAGATGCAGCAATATTTGGGACTGGTGCGGTCAAAATATTTATGCAGGACAATGAAATCAAATGTGAGCGCGTGTTTATTGATGAGCTCATGGTAGATGATACCGAGGCTTATTATGGAACTCCCAGACAATTACACCAACGAAAATGGGTACACAAAGACGTGCTTAAGGCCTCTTTTCCCAAGTTTAAAGGTGCTATTGACGCTGCTTCAACTGACCTTACTGATGGCTCTACTACTGAGTACGTAACTAGACAAGGCGATATGATATTGGTAGTAGAAAGCTGGAAGCTGCCTAGCGGCAAAGACGCCAAAGACGGAAAACATGCTATATGCATTTCTAATGAAGTTTTGTTTGAAGAAGAATGGACTAAAGACTACTTCCCGTTTGTAATGTGGAAATGGAACACTAAGCCAATTGGGTTTTTTGGTAGAGGAATCGCCGAAGAGCTTACGGGCATACAGTTAGAAATCAATAAGATATTGCGCATCATCCAGGTGTCTATGCACTTGGTGTCTGTACCTAAAATCTTTGTTGAGGCTTCTAGCAAGATTGTTACAGCTCACTTAAATAATAAAATTGGCGGGATTGTAAAGTATGCTGGACAGCCTCCTATTGAAGGCAAATTGGGCAGTATTCCTCCAGAGCTTTTTGCGCATTTAGACAGGCTTTATAGCCGAGCTTTTGAAATTGTTGGAATTTCTCAATTGGCTGCTCAGTCGCAAAAACCAGCTGGATTAAATTCCGGCAAAGCACTGCGCACGTACATGGACGCCGAGTCTGAGCGCTTTCAAACTGTTCAGCAAAATTACTCTAACGGTTTTATTCTAGCCTCTAAAATAATGATTGACCTCATTAAAGACTTGGCAGAAATTGACCCAGAGTTTAGCATGAAAGTCCCTGGTAAAAAGTTTTTAGAGACTATTAAATGGGCTGATGTAGAGCTTGCAGACGACCAGTACATGCTCCAAATATTCCCTACTAGCGCGCTATCTCAGGACCCGGCTTCACGGCTACAAGAGGTACAAGAGTTGCTACAGGCCGGCTTTATCAGCAAAGAAGATGGTATGAAGTTGCTAGACTATCCTGATTTGGAGAGCTACTACAACATGGCAAATGCTGGCGTTGAAGACATTGAAAAACAAATAGAGCTCATGGTAGAGAAACAAGAGTACCAGACTCCAGAGCCTTACCAGAACTTGCAGTATGGCATAACCAAAATGCAGCAAGCTTACCTTATGTATCGTCAAGACGGAGCTCCAGAAGAGATTTTGGATATGTTTAGACGTTGGATTGAGGATGCTAATGAGCTCATTAAAAAAGCTCAAGCTGAAATGCAAAACCAAATGGCACAACAAGCAGCGGCAACCCAACCTTTGGGCGCCCCTGCAGCACCGCCAACATCTGACCTTTTACCCCTTCCAACTGCCCAATAAAAGCAGTTAATACAGAGTTGAGGGCAATTATGCCCTCTTATTAAGTTATAAAGGGGCTACATACTATGCAGGAATCTCAAGAGGTTCAGACCGAAGTTTTAGATGCAAACTCTCCATTTTCTACAGAGCACGGAGAAATTAATCCAGAAACTCTAGAAACGGAACAGCAAGAAAAACCCGAGCAAAAAGTAGACGATAAGTTTGCCAGTAAATTCGCAGCCTTATCCCGCAAAGAAAAGATGATTAAAGAGCGGGAAAAACAGGCAATGTCTCTGCAGCAACAAATTGAGCAGCAAAGACAAGAAATGGAAGCAGAGCGAAAGAAGTGGCAAGAAGAAATCTCAGGTTACAAATCAAAGTTTGAAGGCCTAAAAAGAAACCCCCTAAAAAGCCTAGAAGAAGAAGGGATAACCTTCGAAAAACTCACTGAAATGCAACTTAACGAGCAAAATCCAACTATAGAAATGCAGATGGAGAAATTGCGAAACGAAATAGACAGTAAGTACTCCAAAGAGCTCGAAACCCTTAAAGCTCAATTGGCAGAGAAAGAAAACAAGCAGCAAGAAGAAGCTGTAAACAGGGCAAAAAGTGCGTTTAAGGAAGAGATTAAGTCTACCCTGGAGTCAAACCCAGACCAGTACGAACTCACTCTTGCAAACAACGCCATTGATTTAGTGTATGATGTCGTCGAAGAGTTTTACGCTGCTAACGGCAAAATCCTTGATGCGAAGGAAGCTGCTGAGATGGTAGAAAAACATTTCGAAGAAGAAGCCAAAAAGATTTTAAGTTTAAAGAAGCTCCAACAAGCTTCCAAAAAACCAGCTGAAGTCAATAAAGTAGCTGGGAAGACAACGCCAACCTTGTCTAACGCTATGGCAGCCGAGCGTCCAGTAACCGGTAGCCGAAAAATGAGCGCAGAGGAATCCTTGAAAGAAGCTGCTAAGCTTATACGATGGGAAGAATAGCTCGCAACTATTCGCTGCAAATTTATAAGAGCTCTGGCAACCCTCAACCGGAGCTTTATATAGAGGGAACAAACTGCCCATAATGGGTAAAACAAAAATATAAAATGGCTGTAATCAGCTAAAAAGGAAATTAAAATGGCTTTAGATTTAACATCGTTCGCAAGTGCGCTTAAGCAGCACTATACTAATGACCGTGTAGAAAACATGGTTTATATGGACAACCCACTTTTGGCTATGATGCCTAAGTACGAATCTTTTGGCGGTAAAAACTTGCCAATCCCAATTATCTACGGAAACCCACAGGGTCGTTCTGCTAGCTTCGCTAACGCACAAGCTAACAAAACTAGCTCTAAACTTAAGGATTTCGTGTTGACTCGAGCTAAGGATTACTCTCTAGCTTCTATCGACAATGAAACTCTTGAGGCTTCTAAAGGTAATGCTAATGCTTTCTTGGAGGCTGCTACTGTTGAGATTGATGGAGCTATCCACTCTGCTGCTCGTTCACTAGCTGTTGCTATGTACAGAACTGGTTCTGGTTCTATCGGAAGCGTTGCCAATTCATCTTTTGCAACTACTACTTTAACTCTTAATGACTCTGAGTCTGTAACTAACTTCGAAGTTGGTATGACTCTTGTTGTTTCTGATGTTGATGGTGGCGGTTCAGTTCGTTCTGGAACTCTAACTGTTGCTGGAGTTGACCGTGACCTTGGAACTATCACTACCTCTGCTAACTTAAGCACTGGAATCTCTGCAATTGCTCAAAACGATTTTATCTTCGTTCAAGGCGATTACGATGCAAAGATTAAAGGACTTTTGGCTTGGTTGCCTTCAACTTCTCCAGGCGGTTCTGATAACTTTTTCTCTGTAAACCGTTCTTCTGACGCTTCACGACTTGCTGGAGTTCGATTTGACGGTTCTAGCATGCCTATCGAAGAAGCTCTTATCGGTGCTGCTTCTAGACTTGCTCGAGAAGGTGGAAAGCCCGACTATTGCTTTATGTCATACAGCAAATACGCTGACTTGGAAAAAGCTTTAGGAAGCAAAATTCAGTACATCGACATGAAAGTTAATGCTGAAATCGCTTTCCGAGGAATCCAAATCAACGGACCTAGAGGCCCAATCAAAGTTGTACCTGACCAAAACTGTCCTTCTGACAGAGCTTTCTTGCTCCAGTTAGACACTTGGAAATTGTACTCTTTAGGTAAAGCTCCTAAAATCTTGGACACTGATGGTCTTAAGATGCTCAGAGATAACAATGCTGATAGCGTTGAAATCCGAGTCGGATATTATGCGCAGCTTGGCTGTCGTGCGCCAGGCTTTAATTGCAACCTAAAACTTAGCTAATCTGAGTAAAATCAGTTAGTTAGTAAGGCCTCGGGGCAAAATCCCGGGGCTTTTTTTATATTTAAAATGCAAAAACATGGTTATTATGCAGAATAATATGTATATGTTTATTGCGTTTATAGAGGCAATATGCAATACTTTATATAAGGAGAAAATATGAGCAAAAAAGCACACAATAGAGTAAACATGATTGGCAATACTTACAATTCTTGGACGGTAATATCTGAAGCACATTTAAAAGGCAAAGTAATGTACTACAACGCAATGTGCAACGAGTGTCAAAAACCTTATGTAGTGGACGGAAGAAATTTACGAAACGGACTATCTAAGCGCTGCACTCCTTGTGGGCATTTACACGGACATGGTAAACAAAAAGGGCAAATACGAACTAAAAGAACTCCTCAGGAAAGTGCATACTACTATCTCACAAAAG